CTGGCGCACCAGCCGAACACCTTACCTGCGCGAGATCATGGACTGCTTGTCACCCATGTCGCCGATCGAGCGGGTGGTGTTCATGAAAGGCGCGCAGGTCGGCGGCACGGAATTGGGTCTGAACTGGGTCGGTTACGTGATCCACCATGCCCCGGGCCCGATGATGGCAGTGTGGCCCACCGTCGAGATGGCCAAGCGGGCCTCCAAGCAGCGCATTGACGCGCTGATTGAAGAAAGCCCTGCCATCCAGGAACGCATCGCCCCGGCGCGCAGTCGGGACTCAGGTAACACCATCCTCGCCAAAGAGTTTCACGGCGGGGTGCTGGTGATGACCGGCGCCAACAGCGCGGTGGGCCTGCGTTCCATGCCGGTGCGCTACCTGTTCCTCGATGAGGTGGATGGCTACCCGCTGGATGTGGAAGGTGAAGGCGACGCGATCTCGCTGGCCGAAGCGCGCACCCGCACCTTTGCCCGGCGCAAGATCCTGATCGTCTCGACCCCGACGATCGCCGGGGCCAGTGCGGTGGAGAGCGAGTTCGATGCATCGGACCAGCGCCGCTACTTCGTGCCGTGCCCGCATTGCGACCACCGCCAGTGGCTGCGGTTTGAGCAGCTTCGCTGGGAGCGTGGCCAGCCAGAAACAGCAGCCTACATCTGCGAAGGCTGTGGGGAGCCGATTGCCGAGCATCACAAGACCTGGATGCTGGACAACGGACAGTGGCAGGCCTGCGCGCCAGATCAAGCTGGGCGCACGGCCGGGTTTCATCTTTCCAGCCTCTACAGCCCGGTGGGCTGGCGCAGCTGGATCGAGATCGCGCGGGCCTGGGAATCGGCTGCGATGTCAGACAGTCGATCGGCGTCGGCCATCAAGACCTTCAAGAACACCGAACTGGGTGAGACCTGGGTCGAAGAAGGCGAAGCGCCCGACTGGCAGCGCCTGCTGGAACGCCGAGAGGACTACCGAATCGGTACCGTGCCTGCGGGCGGCCTGTTGCTCACTGCCGGTGCCGACGTGCAGAAGGACCGCATCGAAGTCTCGGTCTGGGCCTTCGGGCGCGGCAAGGCCGCCTGGCTGGTGGAGCACCGGATCCTGATGGGCGACACGGCGCGAGCCGAAGTTTGGTCAGCATTGGCGAAGCTCATGGGCGAGACCTGGACCCACTCCAGCGGTTGCCAGCTAAGCCTGGCGCGCCTGGCGCTCGATACCGGATATGCCACCCAGGAGGCCTACGCCTTTGTACGCAGCGTGCGCGATGCGCGGCTCATGCCGATCAAGGGCATTGCTGGAGGTGCGGCGCTGATCGGCACCCCCACGGCGGTGGACGCCACCGCCAGCGGCAAGAAGCTGCGCCGAGGCATCAAGGTGTTCCCGGTTGCGGGCGGCATCGCCAAGCTGGAGTTCTACAACAACCTGCGCAAAACCGCCGAGGTGGTCGAAGACGGCATCACGCCGATCTACCCGGCCGGCTTCGTGCACCTGCCCAAGGTCGATGCGGAGTACCTGCAACAGCTCTGCGCCGAGCAGCTGATCACCCGGCGCGACCGCAACGGATTTGCCCACCGCGAGTGGCAAAAGATGCGCGAGCGCAATGAGGCGCTCGACTGCTACGTCTATGCCCGAGCGGCCGCAGCGGCGGCGGGCCTGGATCGGTTCGAAGACCGTCATTGGCAAGAACTCGAAAAACAACTCGGCGTTGGCCCACCGCTCAACGCCCAACAAATCACAACCCCCGAGGCCACCCAAGAGCAGCAGTTCGACGGTGGCCTCAGCACTTCTGGCAGCACGCCAGCGCCCGCACGGCGCGTGGTGCGCAGCCGATGGATGACTTGAGTGAAAAAATAAGCATGACCTACACACCAGAACACCTGCAGGCTCTGCGCGAAGCGCTGGCCAGCGGCGAGCACCGTGTGACCTACGAGGGCAAAAGCATCGAGTACCGCAGCGTGGCCGATTTGAAGGCTGCGATTGCGGAGGTCGAAGCCACTATCGCTCGTGAATCCGGCGCACCCAAATCCCGCCAGATCCGTGTCGCCACGAGCAAGGCACTCTGATGGCCTGGTTCAAAAATCTGCGTCGCCGCATGTTCGGTGGCACGCCGGTCTATGACGGCACCGGCGGCGGGCGGCGCGCCCTGGCCTGGATGCCCAGCAATCCCGGTGCGGTGGCAGCCCTGTCGCTGGCCCAAGACGAACTGCGTGCCAAAAGCCGTGACCTGGTCAGGCGCAACGCCTGGGCCGCCGCTGGTATCGAAGCCTTTGTGGCCAACGCCATCGGCACAGGCATCAAGCCCCAAAGCATGGTCCAGGACCAGGCTACGCGAGAGGCGATTCACAGCCTGTGGTGGGACTGGTGCGAAGAGGCCGATGCCGCAGGCCTTACCGACTTCTACGGTCTGCAGGCACTGGCCACCCGCGCCATGCTCGAAGGCGGCGAAGCCCTGGTGCGACTGCGCTATCGCCGCACCGAAGATGGTCTGCCGGTGGCGCTGCAGATCCAGGTGCTGGAAGCCGAGCACCTGCCAACCACCATGAACCGGGATCTGCCTGGCGGGAATGTCATTCGCGCTGGCATCGAGTTCGATCGTCTGGGTCGCCGGGTGGCCTACCACCTGTATCGCTCGCACCCCAACGATGGCTTGCTGGCCCCGATGTCCAGCAATGCTGGCGGTGGTGGCATGGAGACTGTGCGAATCGACGCCAGCGAGGTGATTCACCTGTTCCGCCCCTTGCGTCCCGGTCAGGTCCGGGGCGAGCCGTGGCTGACCCGGGCGCTCGTGAAACTCAACGAGTTGGACCAGTACGACGACGCAGAGTTGGTGAGGAAGAAGACGGCCGCCATGTTTGCCGGCTTCATCACCCGCATGGCGCCCGAAGACAACCTGATGGGCGAGTCGGCGGCCGATGGCAACGGGGTGGCACTCGCGGGCATGGAGCCCGGCACGCTGCAGATCCTGGAGCCAGGCGAAGACATCAAGTTCTCTGCACCGGCTGATGTCGGCAGTTCCTACGCCGAATTCATGCGCCAGCAGTTCCGCGCGGTGGCCGCTGCCATGGGCATCACCTACGAGATGCTCACTGGGGACCTGACGCAGGTGAACTACTCCTCCATCCGGGCTGGCCTGCTGGAGTTTCGCCGCCGCTGTGAAGCCCTGCAGCACGGTGTGATCGTGCACCAACTGTGTCGCCCGATCTGGCGGGCCTGGATGGACCAGGCAGTGCTGGAAGGGGCACTGGACTTGCCTGGTTACCGAAAAGAGAAGCGGCAGTACCAGGCCGCCAAGTGGATTCCACAGGGTTGGAGCTGGGTCGATCCGCAAAAGGAATACAACGCCATGAAGCTCGCAATTCGTGCCGGCCTCATGAGTCGCTCGGAAGCGATCTCTGGTAACGGCTACGACGCCGAAGACGTGGACCGTGAGATCGCAGCCGATAACGCCCGGGCCGATGCACTGGGCTTGGTCTTTGACTCCGATGCCCGGCATGACCAAGCGCTGGCTGCAGTGTCGACAGAGCCAAGCGATCCACAGACTGACGAATCACAGACTGCTGAGTCTGGCGGTGCGTCACCCAACAACCAGGACACCCAACCATGACTTACCTTGCCTCCCGCCTGTTCGGGACGCCCCTGCTGATTCACCGACCCAAGCTGGACGTGATTCTCTCCGTGGTCGGGCAGCGCATCGGTATGGCCGATGTCCCCACGCTGCCTTCCATGGACATGGCCGTTTACCAACGGCCGCCTGCAGCCGCAACCCCCGACGGCATCGCAGTGATACCGATCCACGGCTCGCTGGTCAAGCGCTCGCTGGGCATGGAAGCCGCATCAGGCCTGACGTCCTACGGCGAGATCGCCGCGATGTTGGATGCTGCCTTGGCTGATCCCCATGTCAGCGGTATCTTGCTCGACATCGACTCCCCGGGCGGCGAAGCCTCGGGCAGTTTCGAGTTGGCCCGCCGTGTGCGCGAGGTGGCAGCCATGAAACCCGTCTGGGCGGTGGCCAACGATGCCGCCTATTCAGCGGCCTATGCGATTGCCGCCAGTGCCCAGCGCCTGTTCGTAACAGAAACCGGTGGGGTCGGCTCGATCGGCGTCATCGCCTTGCATGTCGACCAATCGGTCAAGGATGCCAAGGACGGCTATCGGTTTACGGCCATCACGGCGGGCGCCCACAAGAACGACTACTCGCCTCACGAGCCCTTATCGGATACCGCCAAGAGCGAGCTGCAAGGCGAAGTGGATCGGCTGTATTCCATCTTCACCGAGCACGTGGCTGCGATGCGAGACCTGGACGTTGATGCCGTGCGTGCCACCGAGGCTGGACTCTTCTTCGGCAGCAATGCTGTGGCCCAAGGACTGGCTGATGGCCTCCAGACGTTGGAGGTCACCCTCAGCGAATTCCACTCGTATCTCAACGCCCGTAACCATCCGCCGTCTCAGGTGCGGGGCGTCATCCGTGCTGAGGCGGCACCCTTGAAGAAGGAAATGACCATGAATGAAGAAGAGAAAGTGATCGAGACCGCCGACACCATCAGCACCGACG